AACGACCGCAACGAGGCCGGCGACCTGATGGTGTATGCCGTGGCCTGTGCCTATTACCTCGGCCTGCACAAAAAGACGGCCGGGCAATGGCAGCAGGTACGCGAGTACGTCGACCCGGAAACGCGCGATCTCTTCCTGGACCCACCCGCCGCCACGGCTGGAACTGATACCACCTCCGCTGTCCAGCAGCCTGCAGCGACCGTAGAAACCATAGCCCGGACCGAACAATGGACGACATCGAAATCGCAGACCCAGTTATCGCCACCCCGTCGTCCGACCGGGAGAGCGTGGTGAGCCAGGATCTTTTGGACAATGCCGACCTGGTCGACGCTATTTTTGCGTTCATTGAGGAGGAATTCCCACAAATGGCCTCGCGAACCTCGAAGCTCAAGGATGAAGTCCGACGCGAATTCAGCGGCGTCGAGATATACATTCCGCGCAGGTCGCACGCTACGCGGGACAAATTGACGCGCGATGTGCTGAACCTGTTCAACGGGCGCAACGCAACCGAGATCGCACGCCGGCTTGGGATCGGCCGGGCGACGGTGTACCGCATCATCAAGCAGGAGGGCAGAAAAAAATAGTCTCAGTTTTCCGAGAATTGAGACGACCGCGTCGATACCCTTGGAGGCATGGCCCTCACGCAAACAGACCTCGACGCCCTCGATAAGGCGATTGCTTCCGGTACCCTCGAAGTGGAATTCGATGGGCGTCGGCAGCGCTTCCAGACCACCGCATCCCTGATTGACGCGCGCAACCACGTGGCTCGCGTCCTCAACCAGGGAACGGCGAACCGCGGGCCCCAAGTATTCGGCTTTCGCTTCACGACCACGCGGGGATTCTGATGCCCAATCCCATCGACCGCGTGATCGGCTGGTTCAGCCCGCAGGCCGGCCTGACTCGCCATCGCGCCCGCCAAAATCTGCAGCGTGCTTACGAGGCGGCGAGTACGCGCGACGGCTGGCGACCTCGCCGCGCCGGAGCCAGCGCGAACGCCGACCATCAAGCCGACGCGAAGATGCTCCGGGCGAAAGCGCGTGCACTGGTACAAAACGTTCCGTACGTCGCAGCAGCTCTCGATACGCTCGCTACCGATACCATCGGTACCGGAATCGTGGTTCGTTCTACCAGCAAGGAGGCGGTCAAGACCAATGCGCTATTCAGCGAATGGGCGGAGGTCGCTGATGCGGATGCTCGTCTGGACGTATTCGGGTTAATCAAAGTCGCCTACACGACGATGGAGCAGGACGGCGAGGTGCTGGTGCGTCTTCGCTGGCGCCGGCTGAGTGACGGATTGCCGGTGCCCCTGCAGCTGCAAGTGCTCGAAATCGATTGGCTCGATGACACTCGAATGGGCAGCTACAACGGCAACACGATCATTCAAGGAATCGAATACGACCTGCTGGGGAAAGTCACAGCCTACTGGTTGTGGGACCAGCATCCAGGCGATATCGCGTTAATTCGCGGGCGCAAGATCCAAAGTTCGCGTGTCCCAGCTGAGAACATCATCCATTTATTCAATCCGAAGCGTCCAGGTCAGGGGCGTGGCTTCACGCGTTTTGCGGCGGTAATAGCGCGCACTCGTGACACGCAGACCTACGAGGACGCCGAGCTCGGTCGCAAGAATCTGGAAGCGCGTCTGTCGGTCCTCGCCAGCGGTGACACAACTCAGTTGGAGCACCCGGCGGCATCTGGTATGCCGGGAACCGCGGGCGGCGTCCAGGACTTGGGCGAGCTGGGCGGGGGCAATATCTTCGGGATGCCTGCTGGCCTGAACTTTACTGTGGTCGAACCGAAGGCCGCACCGGGCTACGTCGACTACATCAAGCTGCAACTGCACATCATCTCGGCCGCCATCGGCGTCCCGTACGAGGCGATAACTGGCGACATGTCCGAGGTGAACTTCTCCAGCGCGCGCGTGCGCCTGCTGGCTTATAGGCGCGCCGTGCAGCAGATCCAGTGGCTGGTTCTGGTGCCAATGCTGCTGCGTCCCATCTACGGAGCGTTTATCGACGCCGCCAACCTTGCAGGCAAAATCCGCGGAACCGACAAGGCCGTCGACTTCAGCATGCCGAAGTGGGACTACGTGAACCCGGAGCAGGAGGTCAAGGCTGATACCGCCGAGATTGCCGCCGGGCTGTCCACGCCGAGCGAAAAGCTCCGCCAGCGCGGCTACGACCCCGACACCGTGTACGCGGAGCTGGCGAGCGATCTTAAGAAGTTCAAGGATCTTGGCATTCTCGACGTGTTGCTTTTCATGCAGCGCGGGAATATGCCCACCCCACCGGATGCCAGCGCTGGCACAGATAGCAAACCATAAATTAACCGCGTGCCTGTCACGCATAACGAGAGGTCATCACCATGTCCGGACTCACCGACTACGCACAGAACAAGGTCACAGACGCCCTGTGGCGCGGCCAGGCGCTTGGCGCTCCGGCCACGCTTTACTTCGGCCTGATCTGCGCATCCAAGGGCGTGCGCGCCAACTCGACGGCCTATGCGCTGAATGACACCATCATCGTCCTGATCGGTGGTAAGTACCAGCTGTACAAATGCACCACAGCCGGCACGTCAGCCGCGGCCCAGCCTGGAACCTACGTCGGCGCAGTGAGCGAAGCGATCACCGACGGAACGGCTGTCTTTACGGAGCAAAGCGCGGCGCTCGACGCGGGCACGTATGCCGAAGTTTCCACTTCAAGCACCGGTTACGCGCGAGTCGGCGTCGCCACGTCGCTTGCGAACTTCGCTGGCACGCAAGGTGCCGGCACGACGGTCGCGTCCAGCGGCACGAACGGGTCGACGTCTAATAACGTCGCGATCCCGTTCGGCACGCCGACGGCCCAATGGCACCCTACTGGTGGCTTGATCGTTGGCGTTGTCGCGTTCGACGCGGCCGCCGGCGGCAATCCGTGGTGGTGGGGCATGCTCGCCGCCGGCAAGAACGTGAACAGCGGTGACTCGGCACCGAGTATCGCTGCTGGCGCGCTGACGTCGCAAATCGGGGCTTGATCATGCGGAGCGCGCAACAGCAACAGGTACTGCGTGACGAGATCAGCAACGATCCCAAAGGCCTCGGCTATGCGCTGCACTTGCCTGATTCGCCCGGCCTGGTCATCGACCTTCTCAACATGCTGACCGATACCGCACTGGGGCCGCTGCGCTCGACGACCGCAAAGGCGTGGGCCGCGAACGGGCCGTATGCCCGAATTGTGGACGCCAGCTACGATGCTTCGAATCCGTGCCGGGCATCCTGCCTTGTGATCCGTGACTCGTTCGCATGCGGAGACTCGATTCACGTGGAAGATCCGGAACTGCAGGCAATGCTCGCGGTATGGGTTCAACACGGAGTCGCAACGCAAACGGAGGTCGACGCGCTGTACGCGCGCGCGCAGCAGCCGGTGAGCCGTGCCACCAAGCTGGGCCTGGGCGAGGTCTCCGTCTGCGATCTGATCGAGGCAGGGGTGGTGTAACAACAACCTTTAAGACCGTTCAATGACTACCCTGAATCCGAATTACGCAACCCCGCAAGCGTACGCTGTGGCAGGCAGCCTGGCTGCTGCGAACTACGACCTCACACTGACGTCCTACAACAGCACGACGAACAGACCGGTCGACGTGCTGTTCGAGTACATCGCCTCCGTGGCCGCCTCGTCGACGGGTAATAAGCAAATCGTCTTGTTCGTGCAGGCGTCGATGGACGGCACGAATTGGCCGCCGGTGCCGTCCAGCGTGAGCGACGCGACGCACGACACGTCGATGCAGCAACTCGGCGCGATCCCGACCAACGGCGGCACAGGTGTCGAAACGGTGCGTCCGCCTCGCCCCTACAGCATCGCCGCGGCGTTCGGTGGAATCGTCCCGCCGTACTGGCGTGTGATCGTCAAAAACGATTGCGGCGTCGCGTTATCGTCCTGTTCGGCTCGCACACAAGAAATCAGCCTGACGGCGGCATAACGTGGGCGCACCGCTCCCACTGTTTGTGACCAGGCAGCAGCCGGCGCAGATCGTACCGATCGACGCCGACAATCCGATCACGGCCGGGTTGCTGTCGGCGCGCACGGGCATCCACATTCCCACGAACGCGCCAGGTCCCGCCGGTCGTTACATGACCCGCAATAGCACGGGCGGACTGGTCAACCCGGACATCATCCCGAGCACGAGTGCCACCAACGGCACGATGACCGGGCTGAATGCGGTAACGTTCGTCGCCCTAATACGACGCGGTAGCGCCAGTAGTTCGGGTGACCAGTTTGCCGCGCGATACCGTGCAACAGGCAGCGTCAACGGCACGAACTTCGGCCTCGGAATCAAGGCGTTCGGCAATAACACGGTCGTGTTTTTCGCCGGCCCGACCAACAGCTATTCGTTCACGCTGGCACAAGCGCCGGCGCAGGGCGAAACCTTGTTCATTGCGGGCGTCTGGGACAAGACGAACAACGTCCAGACGCTGTATATCAACGGTGTGGCCGTCGCATCAGGACCGGCCGGGGCGACGGTTATCCCGTCGAACGGCTACACGATGTACGAGGCGGACGCCGCCGGTGGCAACACGAACGTCGGCGTTCTGCCCTATGCGAACCTGATTTTCGGACGCGCAGTAATGCCGGCCGAGATCTATTCGCTATATCTGAACATCTGGCAAGTGTGGACGGCGCCATTGAGCCTGGTCGGCTATGCTGCGTTGATGTCGAGTGCGTCTGCCGCGCCGGCCATCCTTCTTGCCGCATCCGGATCGTCCGCGAGTGCTTCACTGGCAACGCTGTCCGCCGCGGCGCGCTTGACGGTCTCTGGCGTGACGTCGTCGTCCGCTGGGGGCATGCTGTCGTCCAGCACGTCGCTGTCGGCAGCGGCCACGTCGAAGGCATCTGCCAGCGCAGCCCTGCTCGCCGGTAGTGCCCTGGTCGCCGCCGGGGCGTCGCCTGGATCTGCAGCAGTGGCGATGGCCGCTGCCGTCAAGCTGTCCGCCGCTGGCTCCGCTTCATCGTCAGGTGGTGTCGCGCTGTCGACAAATGGCTCCAGCTGGGCCGCAAGCGGTACTTCGGTCGTCACCGCCGGCGCGGCGCTGTCAACATCGATTCGACTCGCCTCCACAGGAGTGTCGCAGTCCGCCTCCGGCGCTGCGCTGACGGCTCCCGGATTGCCATGGGTCGCGTCAAGTGCGTCGCCGTCCCGGGCGTCATGCGTCTTGACCGCGGCAGTGCGGATCGCAACGGCCGCCATTTCGGCGGCAAGGGCAAGCGCCGCGCTTGCGACCGTGCCCGGATCTCAGCTTCCGGTAGGGATCGACGCGAGTGCGGTCGCTACGTCACATACGGTTGTCTTCCCAGGATGCGGAAGCCGGACAGTCGTCTTCGATGGCGGGAATAGGGTGGTGGAGTTTGAGGGCGGTACACGCGTCGTCGAGTTCGGCGGCGCAATAAACGCGGTTCCATTCTGACCGCACGACAGATAGGGAGTACACGAATGGCGACAGCGCCTTATTTTAAAAACGGGAAGTGGTATATCGATGTGGATCCCGACGACCGCAATTACGTCGTCGCTAACGTCGGGAATGATCTGACTGACCGCGGGACGACGGCGTCATCGGTCGTTTGCATCCTCAATGGCGTGACGGTCCTAGAAGGTCCGGCCGCGCAGGATGCCCTGATGGTCGCGCTCATTACGGTCGACCAGGTCGCCAATGTGGACGAGCCGAGCATTACATTCCGCGTGACGTGTGCCAATGGCGAGCGGTTTGATCGCACGATCTGGCTTAACCTGGAAGAGCACTGATGATCAACGCGAAGGATTTACCCGCCGCGCGGGCGCAGGCTGCCGCGGCCGAGACGGCAAAACCGGTTTCGGTCAGCAAAGCCTCAACTGAATTGGCGCCATCGAGCGGGCAAACGCCTATTCGTTCGAAGCCATCGCTGACGCTCGATAAGGGCAAATACTACGTCGTCGATCGCGACAAATAGGCTTATCGAAAATTGTCTCAGTTTTCCGAGAATTGAGACAAAGCAATCAGCAGAATGATGAGCATGACAACGCCATCTTCTGCGCCGAGCGCGCCCAACGTTAATCGCGGTACCCCGAGCATGCCGGTAATGAACCGCGCTGCGACGCTGGTGCCGACTACGTTCAACGAAGCAGATAACAGCATCGACGTCGTCTGGACCACCGGCGCGAGCGTGCGTCGTTACGACTGGTGGAACGACACGCCTTATGACGAAGAGCTGGTCGTGACGCCCGAGGCGTGTGACATGAGCCGCTTCGACGCCGGTACCGTCCAGGTTCTTGACAACCATCAGGTCTTTGGCGGCGTCAGCGCAATCCTCGGCATCGCCACGCGCGGGGTCATCGAGAACGGCGAAGGCCGCGCGACCCTGCGTCTGTCTACACGTCCGGAGATGGCCGGCATCGTCAGCGATATCAAGGCCGGCATCATCCGCTCTATCAGCTTCGGCTATCTCGTAAGCAGGTACGAAATCACTCGCGCGATGGACCGTACCGATGGTGTCAATGTGCCGCTATACCGGGCCGTGGCCTGGCAACCGAACGAAATCAGTTTTGTAACGGTTCCCGCCGATGCTGACGCGAGCACGCGCGCCGCGCCGCAAGCCGCCCACCCATGCGAATTCATCACCCGGGCGCCCGCCCAATTGTCTCAACCTTCACTGGAAGATCCCATGAACACTGCAACCACGACGGGCGCACCGATCACCGCGCCCACCGACGCAACCCGTAACACCCCGGCACCGGCTCCGGTGGCACCTGCGCCCACCGCTGACGCTGTCGCACTGGCTGCGCAAGAAGCGGCGACCCGCGCAGCCGACATCACCGAACTGTGCACCCGCCACAACGTCAGCAACTTGGCGGTCAGCCTGATCCGTGCGAACAGCACGATCGACCAGGCTCGTGCCGCAATCCTGGACGAGCGCGTCCGTATGGACGTGGCGGGCGGCGGCATGCGCAACGTGCGGGTCGAAACCGTCCGCGACGAACACCAGACTCGCCTGGACGGTATCGCCGAGGCGATCATGAACCGCGTGAATTCGCGCGCAGAGCTGACCGACAACGGTCGCCAGTACCGCGGCATGTCGCTGGTCGAGGTGGGCCGCGACCTGCTGGAATCGTGCGGAGTCAAGACGCGTGGCATGGATCGGATGACGTTGGCCACCAATATGCTGTCCTTCCGTTCGGGCGGCATGATGACCACGAGCGACTTCGCCAACCTGTTCGCCAACGTCGCGAACAAGCGTTTGCGTGAAGCCTACCAAGAGAATCCGGGCACGTACCAGATGTGGGCGCGCCGTGCGCCGAACGCGCCGGACTTCAAGAACATGAGCGTCGTCCAGCTGTCGGGCGCTCCCGACCTGCTGCAGACCAACGAGCATGGCGAATTCAAGTATGGCGGCATGACGGATGGCGCCGAAGCCTACAAGGTGCTGACGTTCGGCCGCATCGTTTCGCTGTCGCGCCAATCCATCATCAACGATGACCTGCGCGGCTTCGACCGCCTGGTGGCGGCCTTCGGTGGCAGCGCGGCCCGCCTGGAAAACCGTCTGGTGTACAGCCAGCTGACCGCAAACGCGAACTTGGCCGACAGCCTCGCGCTGTTCGAAGGCACTAGCCACAAGAACATCGCCTCGGGCGCTGGCTCGGCGCTGCAGTTCTCGGCGCTGACGACGGCACGCGCCGCGATGCGGGTCCAGAAAGGTATGCAGGGCGAAGAGCTGAACCTGACGCCGTCGTACCTCATCGTTCCGGCCGCGCTGGAGCAGACGGCTTACCAGCTGACCAGCTCGAACTACGTCCCGGCAAAGCAGGCCGATGTGAACGAATTCCGTACGGGCGGCCGCACTTCGCTGGAACCGATCGTCGAGCCGGTCCTGGATGCCAACAGCGCAACCGCGTGGTATTTGGCCAGCAACAGCAACCAGGTCGATACCGTCGAGTACTGCTACCTGGACGGTGCCGAAGGCCCTGTCATCGAAACCCAAGCTGGTTTCGAAGTCGATGGGCTGTCGTACAAGTGCCGCCTCGACTTCGCATCGAAGGCGATCGACTACCGCGGCCTGTACAAGGCGGTCGGCGCGTAATAGTTCGGCCGATCGATAACCCTCAATCAAGGAATACGGATGAAGAACTATGTGCAATCCGGTGACGTGATCACCATCATCGCCCCATACGCGCTGACGGCCGGCCAGGGCGCACTCGTCGGTTCGCTGTTCGGCGTGGCGTCCTGCGACGCCGCCAACGGCGCCAACGTCGATGTCATGCCCGAGGGCGTATTCGATATCACGGCGCTGCAGACCGATACGGGTACCGCAGGTACGAAGATGTACTGGGACAACGCGGCCAAGCGCCTGACCACGACGTCCACGGGCAACACCCTCGTCGGCTGCCTGACTGCGGCCAAGGGCAGCAGCGATACCACTGCCCGCGTGTACCTGGACGGCTGCATCCGCTGATCGCCGTTATGACGTTCGCGCTCTTGAAAGCCATGACCAACGCCAGCGTGCTCAACACGCTGGCCGATTCGCAGGTCCGGTTCACCGGCAGCGATGTCGACGTGCCGGGTCTGTTCAAAGACCCGGCGACCGTGGCTAGCCTCGGCATCGGTGCGGACGATACGAGCCCGACCGTCACGGTGGCAACCAACGCGGTGCCGGATGACCCCGCAGAACAGACGGTGCAGGTTGACGGTGTGTCGTACCTGATCGTTCGCGCTGCGCCGGATGGTACCGGCCTGACGACTCTCACTTTGGAGCGTGTTTGATGAGCACACAGTTCTCGCAAATTGTCGGCGCTATCGTGTCCGCCCTGCAGGCCACGCCGGCAGTTTGCCAGAAGGTTTATCGCGCACGCCCGGACAGCATCCCGGAGCAGTTCGACCAGGCCGTCAACGTCCAGTGGGAGCAGGGAATCGCTGGCTTCGGAACGATCCACGGCGCACCTATCGACTGGACGACGAAAGTGTCCGTCGAGTGCTTTGCGCGGAGCCAGACGGATACGGGCGACGTGGCGGTGGATCCGCTTCTCTCCGCCGTGTTTGCGCGTCTTGCGCAAGACACGACGCTGGGCGGTCTGGTCGCCGACCTGAACGTCGCAGGCATCGAAGCCGAGAACTCGACCGATGCTAAGAAGACCGGGTGGGTTCGGCTCACCTACATCGTCCAGCACCGCACCGACAACGGAACCCTGAACTGAAACCCGATATGACCCAGCAAACCGAAAAACTGACGAGCAATGCCGCTCGCGACATTCCGACGCCGCCCGGCGGTGGATCGTGGACCTTCGACGAGGCCGCATGGCAGTGGAAACCCAACGACGCGGCCCCCGAACAAGTGCCGGCCACGACCGGCGTTGACACCGCCAACACCCTCACCGAACAGGAGTAAGCCGAATGCCACGCTATACACGAAATACCCTGATCGCTGCGGCGATCGAGGCCACCGTCGGCACCGACGCAGCGCCGACCGGTGCGGCCAACGCGATCCTGATCTCCGATCAGAGCATCACGCCGCTCGATTCCCAGAACATCGACCGCTCGCTCGTGCGCGGTTTCTTCGGCGCGAGCGACCAGCTGGTCGGACCCGCGAGCGTGAAGCTCGGCTACACGGTCGAGCTGGCCGGCTCGGGCACCGCCGGCACCGCGCCTGCCTGGGGAAAGCCTCTGCAGGCCTGTGCAGTCGCTGAAGGCATTCTCGCCACGCCGGCGCGCGTCGAGTACACGCCAGTATCGACGAACCTGAAGGCGGCCACCCATTATTACTACGACGATGGCGCGCTGCATAAGCTGCTGGGATCGATGGGCGACTTCACGATTTCGGCGAAGGTTGGCGACCGTCCGACGATCGCTTTCGACTTCATCGGTCTGGACGGCGGTATGAGCGCGGCGTCGGATACCGGCACCTTCACGGCCTGGAAGAAGCCAGTGGCAATGACGAAGGCGAACGTGGTCGACATCACGCTGGGCGCGTCTTACGCTGCAGGCGTCCTGACTGGCGGCACCGTCTATTCGAGCACCGGTCTGGAACTCAAGGCCGGCAACCAGTCCGCTTTCACGCCGCTGCTGGGCAGCGAGTCCGTCGACATCACCGACCGCGAGTCGACCGGCAGTGTGGAGCTGGACCTCACCGCTGCTCAGGAAGTGGCGCTGATGACGAGCGTCAAGGCCAATGCCACCCAGAGTCTGGCCATCACGATCGGCACCACGGCGGGCAACAAGATCATCCTTTTTGCCCCCGCCGCGCAGTTGCTCAGCCCGAAAAAAGTCGAGAAGAACGGCAAACGCCTCATCGGCTATGACGTGCGCTTCATGCCAGTCAACGGCAACGACGAATGGCGCATCGTCGTCCTGTAACCCTGTTTTCTACCTCAAACACGAAAGACCTATATGGCACTCAAACTCGTCGTCCGCAGCAAACTCCGCGTCCCGGTCAAGGGCAGCATCGCCGGTGAAGACGGCAAACCGGTCGCATTCAGCTTCGTGCTGCTGTGCGATCGCCTGACGCAGACCCAGATCGAAGATGCGATGCGGGACAAGGATACGCCGGTCGTGGACTTCATCCGGCGTGTGACCCGCGGCTGGGAAGACATCCTCGACGACGCGGGCCAGCCGATGCCGTTCGACGAAGACGGCTTCGCGGCAGTCATGGACCAGGCTGGCCTGCCGGGCGTCTGCTTCCAGGCTTATATGAAAGAAGTTGGCGCCGTCGCAAAAAACTGAAGGAGGCCGCGCGCCTGATGGCGCGTGGCCAGTTGCAGCTTGATTCGCAAACTGATGAAGAGGCCAGCGACGACCTGGCTGCAGCGTTCGCGGCCTTCGGCCTTCAGTGCGAAGACGGCATCGCTGTCGACCAGGACGAATTCTGGCTATGGCCGGAAAACGAGGAAGTGTTCTGGCTGTGGGCGGGATTACAAACGCAGTGGGTTGTCGGCATGGCCGGCGCTGTCGGCCTGAATTACGCCAGCGTTGAGTCGAACTTTCGATTACTCGGCATTCCGAAGAAAAGACGTCGGGACATCTACCTCCTCATCAAACACATGGAACAAACGGCGCTCGAAGAGTGGGCGGCGAAACGATAGGGCGCACGCAATGTCATTCACCCCGGGATCCGGCGCGGTCATCAGATTTACTGTGGAAGGCGCCCAGACCGCGCAACGTCAGATCGAGACGATCGGTAGCTCCTTCGGTCAGTTGGGCGCCCTCGCGCGCACTGGTTTGGTGGCGCTAGCGGCTGGCTATGCGGCATTGAACATCGGTGCGTACGTCAAAGATGCAACGCTTCTGGCCGCACGCTACGAGACGCTTGGCATCGTCATGCATACCGCCGGCGTGAACGCTGGGTATTCTAATTCCCAGATGGACGGCTATGCCAAGGGGCTGGAAAAGAGCGGCATCTCGATGGTGAAAGCCCGGGAAGCCATGACCGCCATGACGACGGCGAACCTGGACAACAACAAGTCCCTGGAGCTGGGCCGCATGGCGCAGAATCTGGCCGTGGTCGCCAACAAGAGTTCGTCGGAGACCCTGACCGACCTGATCACGAACATCCAGCAGGCCGATACCGAGGGCCTGAAGTACATGGGCATCATCCTGAATCAGGACGAGGCCCTTCAAAAATACGCGACTTCCCACAACACCGTCACCAAAGCCCTGACCCAGACCCAGAAGGCCGAAGCGATTCAGGCAGCGGTCATGCAGCAGGGTGCCAAGTACGCAGGTATCTACGAAAGGGCGATGGGCACCGCGGGCAAAGCCCTGAGCTCTCTCGACCGCTACTTCGAGAACATCAGAGTCCGGTTGGGAACGCCGTTCCTGGAAGGCTTCGCACAAGGCGTGTTCGGCGTTACCGACGGAGTCAAGCACCTGAACACGTGGCTGGACGAGCTCGAAAAGAACGGCGCCATGGAAAAGCTGGCCAAGTCCATCGGTTCTTTAGCCGGCGGCACGATCGGCGTCATCAAAGACGTCATCGGCGCCATCGGGGACTTGGGCACGGCGCTCGTCAACACGGGCCAGGCGGCCGGGGAATTCTTCACCAAGTACCTTGGCGGGATGGCAACGCTCAAAACCGCGACGATTGCCTTCGCGTTGTTGTTATCCGGATTCATGGTCGAGCAAGCCTTGATCGGGTTTCGCGCGCTTAGCGCGGCGGCCTGGGCGGCGGCCCTGCAGGTAGGGGGCGCATTTACCGCTATGAGCGCGGCCGCTACGACCATGCTGCGAGGCTTGCAGTTCAGCGCAGCGCTGATCGGCTGGGGCCCGGCGATCCTGCTCGCGGGTCGAATGGCGATTACCGCCATTGGTACGACGATTGCATCGATTCCCGGTGCGGTAGGGGCATTGACAGTGGCCGCGGGTGGCGCGCTCGGCTACCTCCTCGTAAAAGGGTTTGGCGACAGCATCAGCAAAGGGATTTCGTTCCTACTGCCGAAGTTCATCGACAACGCCGTGGACAAGGCGGTTGCGTACGCTGTTGAAAAATTTAGCAGCTTGCCCGAGGTCAGCGAGGCTGTCGTAAAAGGCAATCCCGTGGACGATGCGAAGGCTGCGGAGAACAAGGCCGAGAAGGACCGCAAAGAGCGACTGATGCGTGAGATGAACAACTCAGTTGTTGCCGCGGAGAGCCAGATCGCGATTACGTCGGCCGCCAACACCAGGCTTAAGGCGCTGAACGATCTGCGTGACCAGCAGCTCAAACAATCCCTTGACCAGCGCATCATTACCCAAGCCGACTATCTCCAGAAAAAGGAAAAGCTGGACGTGGCCGAGGCACAGGGGCAGATCAGCCAGATTGCAGCTCAGAAAGCGCAGCTGGCTGCGTACATGGCTGCTTTCAAGGCCGGCGCACCTCTGGGCCAAGGACGTGACCCTGCCGCCGACGCCAACGAGATGATCAAGCTGTCGGGCGAGGAGGCTGCGGCCCAAACCAAGCTGAACGCAGTAAAGCAGAACTATGCCTACCAGATCGCTGACGCCGTCATCGAAAGCTACACGAAGGAGTTCGGTTCGATTGCCAGTATCGTGGACGCGCAAGAACAGCTCGTGCGCGTGACCCGGCAAACCTATTTGGAGGCCGGGAAGACGGCCGAGCAACGCGAAACGATCGGCGCACAGCGCATGCAATGGGCCGCCGATGAACTATCCGCCGAGCAAGAGGCCAAGCGGGCCAACGGCACCGCTACCAAAGAGTACATCCAGAATACTTCGGCAATGATCACGGCGCTGAATCAGATGGGGCAGGCACGCCTGAAAGCCGTAGGCTCGAACGTTGCCATCGGCTTCATCAATGATACCAAGGCGATGCGTGACGATACGGTGGCTCTGTATTCGGACATGAAGAACACGTTCCTCGGCACGGAGGAGGAGCGCGTGCGTGCCGCAGCTGCCGCTTCGATACGTCTGGCTGACATTCGCAAGCGGGACGCCGACGCTGCGATCGACGGTACCAACGATACCGACGCGCAGAAGATCGCCGCCAAAATGAAAGTCCTCCAGGCATACAACGATTACGTCAACTCGGTGAA